TGCAACGTCGTCATTAATACGCTGTGCTTGCATATTAGATGATTCTTGCTTATTAGACATAGTAACTTCTTTTTTATTCTCTTCTTTTACTTCTTTTGCTCTTCCTACTCCTACCGATTCGTCAGCAGCTACAACGGCAATACTAATTTCTGCGGGAGTCCATGAGGTCACACGATATGAATCTTTTGCGTCTTCTTCTTCTCTTGTTTCATTAACGCTATAGCCAACAGATACACCCCTTAATATTCCATTTTTTACATCGTTATAAACTTCTGATGGAAACGGATTGTCGCTGAAACGTACACGGGCGTAACCGCGCTTGTCTTTTGTCCATGCCTTTTCAACTACGCCTATGGGTTTGTCCGGATTGTGATTGAAGAGCAAAGGAGCTGCATCATTCAATCTTGAAAAATCAATAGAGCCTTCACGATGATCAAGAATTTCATTGCCTAATACACCTCTATAAACTGGCTTTTCACTTGAGAAAGGAAACTCAATCGTGCGGTCTTCTTTTATATCAAACTCTACGGGTTCTGATCGATGTTGAATTTGATTTTCTAAATCACGTTTCTTTTCCATTAGTTTCGTTTTGATTTTCATCTATAATAGTCTGCTTTGCTGACGTAGTAACACCTGACGAAAGATCAGTATCAAAAACTAAATTTAATTGCTTCGCTTGCTCTACCTCATCGGCTCTTTGTGGGAGTAAATCAGAGAGATCATGACCTTGTTCCGCGACGACCATTGCAACAGTTTTAAATCCTGCTTTTACTGCCTCCTTATTTGCTGCTATCTCTTTTTGTGGGTCTACCCATTCCCAACCTCTAGGAACAAAGCGGACACGTCTATATCTATCTGGGTCGCTTTCATAATTAGGCAAGTTCAAATTGCCACTTAATACGGCCATTTCTAACCACGCTTCAAACACTCTTGTATGGAAGTTATCTATTAAATAGTTTTGAATTGAGCGATATTGTGAACGATCCTCTAACAATGAAAGACGGCTAGAAGAATAATTCGTTTTACTAAAGTCTCTACTTACAGATTCATAACTAACGCCACAACCCGCCGCGACACTACGCAACATTGCAGCCATAAATTCGGGGAACTCCCCATTAGGTGAATCAAAATCAGGTACGGAAATTTGTTGACCTTGATCTAAATATTTAAAAACACCCGGCTCGAATTGTGTAACTCTTTCCTCTTCATAAACTTCCCCGCCTGCGTCTAGTTCACCTTCTGGACTTGTAATAAATCCCATTAACGAACTTGCCGCCCTTGCTCTAATAACGCTCGCTTCTTGAAATCCATTTAAGTCATGCAACGCTTTTAAGCAACTTGCCATTGCTGGAACACCGCGACTTTGTGACGGTCTTTCTTGTTGGAATAGATGAATAATTTCATCAGCGGGAATAATTAAATGTCTTTTCTCTCCAGTTCTCGCAGGGAATAAAGTATCGCCGGGGTGTTTTGTTAAAAAGCAATAATTAACAGGTCGGTTAAATTCATTTACTTCAATACCCATCCTGTAGATATTTCCATTACTACTTTTTCCTGTGTAATCAGTATCTAATAAATCTGCCTCCATAACTTGAAGACTGAAAGGTATTGACGAACGTCCAAAAGGTTTACGAATGATTCTTATAAATACTTCACCATCAACAACAAGAGAATTAACAATTAGCTTTTGCATCTCTACCCAACTAAGCCGCCCTGCTACGTCGCATGAATCCGCACGTCCCCAACGCTTAAATCTAGTTTCAACAACATCATTCAATTTTTGATCTAGTTTTTTACCTCTTTGCTGTTTAATTTGACTCTGAATTTTAAATCCCACTGGGCCTACTACATTAGAGACAATCGACCGTATGGCTTGCCTTCCGTAGGGGTTATCTCTGCAAACTTGGCGTGATCTTTGCCTTAGTTGTTTAAGGCTTCCTTTTATCTCAGCGTCAGCCGATGAATTACCAGCAATCCAATTAGAAGTTAAACGAGACGTTTGCGCCCCTGCATACATTCGCCGCCCTTTTTTAGGTAGTGGCTTGACTTCTTGCTCAGGGGTTGACTTTAAAACGTCAGAAAGTGGGAGTCCTAGAAATGCCATTAGAAACGAACGAATAAATTATGAGGGTTGCCCAAACCTTGAGCGATTAGTGAAGCTTTCTTTTCTCTTATAACGATTGCTTTTAATTGACTTTCTCTAGCTCTTAGATCATTTAAATCAAGTCTTGTAAATGTGCGCCCGCCGATTTGATAGGACTTAGCCTTATCAAGAACCATCGACCGAATCGCGGCGGTTACATTATCGAGATCAATTTCATTTTGTGTTCTGTCGTCTACTGCCCCCGGTGTTCCAGAATATGCAAGAGCTTGTTTAACAGTGAACTCACCTCTAGCAAGTTGAAAGCTTTCACTTCCTTTACTAACTATCGCAGTCCAAAACCATTCACCCGTGTCAAAGTTAGTCGTGACACTAGAGGCGATTGTAAATTCCCAACCTGAACCATTCCAGCTCGAACCCGTTACCGTTGCACCTTCAGAAGCCGTATTGGTTCTCAAGTAATAAGTTAATGCCCAACCATCACCCTCAGTCGCCGTCGTATTAAAGGGTACTGTTGCAGCTCCATCACGCCATTTAACAGTCGTATTAGCTGTAATGACGCTAGGAAAATCAGAAGTCCACACTAGTCACCTCACCATTGATTTACAAAATTCGCCTGCTTAGACGAAGCATGTTTAGATAATACTCGGTTTTTGTCACTTGAATTAGATGAATTTAAGAGTTTTTTAGCGTAAATATCGAAGAATTTGCCTTTAGGAGCCGTTTTTAACAATAAAGAATAAGCAGAATAGCTATATACGCAGCAATCCAATTTTTCTACCGCTTGATTTGGTTTCTTTTCGTATGTACTAACTGGGTAGCCTTTCTTATTTGTCTTTTGTGTTCGATACTCTCCCGTCAATTCTTTAAAATATTCTTCCGTTGTTTGAGCATGAAAAAAGATTTTCCCCGACCCTTTAATTTTGCTGTAAATTCTGTCTTTTATATCTTCTGTATTCAATAAATAAACAACACCGCTTTTTTTTCTTACCCTCCCGCTGTAATTAATATCAACTCTTGAACCTTTACCAATAATGGGGCCACCTGATCTCGAACTACCTTTAATTGCTATTACTCCTTTATTTCTGCGCCTCATGCAATAGTCATAAACTGAACTAGTCGCCAAACCTCCACTATCTACGGCACACCCGCTAATTTTCATCTTTGCGCCGCTTGGATGTTCATATTCAGCATTTAACAAGACATCTAAACCAGCCCAAACCTCACCCTGATTAGGGTCGCCATAAATAATATTGTGATCTATTAAATACATATTCTCTGCTAAGCCCGACGGGTCGGGGGCATATCCCCAACAACTAACTTCTAATCTCGAAGTAGCCGAACCCATACCACCTTGAACGTCCACACCGAGGCATAACACCACTACAGGTTCGGGAATAGTGCCCGGTAAATAATCACTTCTTGTATCCATCAACGCTTCAGCGTTTAATTTCTCTTGATATTCAAAACTAAATGTCTCTGCTTTTCTTGTGTTAACCCATGTACGCATTAAGGACGGGTCATCTTTTGCCTTTAGGAACTCTTCGCACATTTCAAACCAGCTAAACCAACCCATTGGAGAATTTAATCCGTTAAGCCAAAAGCCAGCCGTTACACCTGCATTTTCTGGTTTTGTTGCTCTCCATTCCCCTTTTCTTAGCATCGTTGTTTTAGCTGTTTCATCAAAACGCCCTTTACAAGAAATACATTCATATTCAACCTTGTCTAATTTTTTTGAATCAAATTTAAGCTGGTCAAATATCAAGACCTGATGGAAACCGCAAAGCGGACAGGGGCAATAGAATTTTCTAGCATCCGAATTTTCATATTCTTCCTCAATTCTTGAACTCTCTTTTATCGTCGGTGTTGATGTAAGTAATATTTTTCTTCTTGTAAAGGTAGAAGCTCTTTTTTCTGCTAACGCGCATGGTTCACCCTCACCCTCTAGATCCCCCGGGTAAGAATCGATTTCGTCAAGCCCAATGTATCTAGCCGGCATTGATTTTAAAGACGCTGCCGAATTGGCCCCAGTTAAAATTAGAACGCCGCCCGGAAAGACCTTAGCGAATTGACTATTACCACTGTCACGACTTCTAGCGGGTGGGATCTTTTCAGCTAGACAAGGTGTTTCTTGCAACATTGGCTCTAGTCTTTGCTTACTCAATCTCGCGGCCATTTGTAGCGTTGGCTGACATAAAAGTAGAGGTCCGGGCGCAAAATCTATACAGTACCCGGTCCAATTATTCATGGTTTCAGTCTTGCCTAATTGGCTAGCAAACATCAAAACAACTCTCTGAATAGAACTATCAGTACTTAGCTCTTTCATTGGTTCTATGAGGTAAGGACATCGAGAGCTTTTGTACCTGCCAGGTTCACTTGAACCTCTCGAACTCAAAACCCTATATTTATCTGACCATTGATCAACAGTTAAGACTTCTTGCGGCCTTAAACCATTTAAAAAGCCTTCTTCCCATGCGTTCATATCTTCGCAATCTCCTCTAGTGCGTTCCTATGTTCTTCTGTTAACAACCTATGAATAACTTGACTGTCAGTTTCACCCGCGCATTGAGGTGCTAAACGATCAGCAATATTCGACAAGCTTTCCCTAATAGCTCTACCAAGTTCAAAACTACTTTTCTTTATATCCGTAACAGGTATCAATTCTTTTTTCTGTTGTTGCACTTGTAACTTCGCTAACGACGCATTCCAATGCTCTTTTCTAGCTCTACTAACATTAAAATCTGGTATTTCATCCGCTGGCATCTCATCAATCTGTTTCTTTAGTTCTTTCTTCGTTTGAGGTTCTACAGGCATTAAAACTGGAGCCGTATTCTTCCCCCAAAGCTCCATTCCTAAGTCTTTGTCAATAAGCTTCTTCTTCCCGCTGTTGACAATTGCACCCTCTAATTTTCCTTGTTGTATAGCCTTTGAAACCCGTTGCCTTGAAAGGCCTTTCGCTTTTGCAAAATCTGAAATACTTAAGAGCATTTTTTATTTGTCAACACCTACACTATATATGGTTGTCAATCTGTCAACAGTTCTCAATAAGTAACGCTAGAAAAATTCTGCGCTCCT